AGCGGGTGACGTTGCCGCTGGTCCCTTCCTCGCCGTCGATCTTCCAAGTGTCCTGACCGCTGAAATTGGAAACGACGTAGTCGGACCATTTCTCATCCCATCCGTCGTTGACCACCTTTTTGGCGATCTCCTGCGGCGAAAGGAACTTCCGCATGAAGACCACAGGCGAACGCTGGAAATCAGTGACGTAGGCGGGCCAGAAAACATCGGTATCCGGTGCCAACGCCTCAACAACCGGCCGGTCCACCGTCTTCACGGCGACGGTCAATTCGGCGGTGCCGGTGCGTCGTAGGTCGCGGATTGCCCGCTTTACCCGCTTGAGCTTGGCGCTAGGCAAAGCCTGCATGATGAGCGCGGCAACCTCGTCGTCGGAATCGCCAGCAAGGATGACATCGGCGATGCCTGGTGCCATCTCGTCGAGCTGTTCAAGCGTGAACTTTTGAAGCCGGGTCCGAAGTTCCTTCTGCCAGCCGACATAGGAAACCATCAGTTGCTTCTCAAACAGGAAGTTCGTCGCAAGCTCCATCTGCCCCTTGAAATCGGGGATGTAGGTGTCCCGAAGCCACTTCATGAACGCGGACACGGCGGCAGCCCGTCCAAGGTCGTCAGCAGACACGGCAAGGGCTTGGATATTGGACCGGCTGAGAGCGTGCCCGCAAAGGGCGACGTAAGTATTGATCCGCTCCGCGACGATGTTCGCCTCGGTATCGCTTGCTCCTTCCCACGGGACCGCGCTGGACCCCACTTTGCGGAGGTCGGCGGACTTGCCCGGCCACCAGTTCCGGCGGTAGTTCCGTGAGTCGAGGCAGTCCGAGAAGAACGGCGAGAGGTCCGCAAGGGTGTTGCGGTAGCAGTTCACAAGCTCGCCGATTTCCGGCCCTTCGCCGGGCTCGAACATCGTCAAGTCTTCAATCTCGTCCTCGGTCATCGGATGTGGGTGTAAATCGGAGTCGTCCCGCTGTTATCGACGCTGACCTTGATCCGCTTGCCCGGCATCTTCTTGGAAAGCCCGCGCTTGCACCGGACGGGAACCTTGACGCCGCCAAGGTCGCAGAAGACGAACTTCGGGTTTTTCGCGGCCTTAATGCACTTGAGCGTCATCGTCTCAGGCATTTTGATCCAACTGCGACCCTCTACTGCCGCTTTCGTGATGTCCTTGTGCGCCGCTTTGAGCGTGTCCTGAATGGCCTTGTCCAATTCATCCCTTGTTGGAGGCGCGGGCGATTCGATCACCGCAACCGGCGACTCGGCAACCTTCTGCGCCTTCCGCCACGCGGTATAGGCGGGGTTGATCTTCCCGTTGGGCAGGCGCGATTTCGGGTGTTCCGTCTCTGGCATGGCGAATCCTTAGTTTCTGGCTTAGGTTTTGGCAAGTCAATAGCCTCCGGTGCCCCGGTAGGTCGAAACCATCGCCCGTTCGTCGATGTGGTCGATCTTGGCGGACGCGCCGTAGCGGAGAACGTCAATCGGGTCTTTGTGCGCTTCGTTCTTTCCGCCTTCCCCCGTGTATTCGGCAAGTGCCTCGATGATGTTCTGACAGTCCTCGGACACATAGAAGCGCGGACGGTTCAGTCCGTCAATCGGGCGGGACTGGTCATAGTCCATCAGCGCAACAAGGTCTTGCAAGCCGTCCTCGATCTCCATGCCGGGGGCGGGTTTTACTAAAAAATCCAGCTCGATCAGTTCGTCCATAATGCACGAATCGCCGTCGTCCCGTTGGAACCGGCTCGCGCCTAGCCGGGGGTCGATAAGCCGCTCGGAAATCTCCTCTCCTTCCTCAAGCTCAAGAATGGTCTCGATGTAAGCCTTGTATCCCATGCCCCTCCCCTTTGCGCCTTCGCCGGGTCGCCATTTCCCTTCCTTGCCGGGTTCCGCCCATCGCCCGACGCTTGGAACGTCAGGCCACTCGCGGTAAACCCACCAGCATCCAGCGGGGTCCACGGCAATCCAGCACATGAACCAGTTCTTCATGCCTGCCGGGTCGATGATCTGGTAAAGCGTTACATCCTTGGTCGGGATAGAATCGCGCTTCACCACGTTGACGGAAGTGGAGAACTTCGGGAACTTGGTGGAATAGCTCTTGGTCGGGACGCCGTAAGCCGCCGTTAGGGTGTAGTTCACATCTCCCTTGGCCTCGCACATTTCGACGACTGACTCGTAACCGCTCCAAGGGTTGTCGTGGGTGTGGAAGTAGAGGATCGCCGTTTTCTTCTTCGTGTTGACCTGGACGTATGGAACCTCGCAGTTGGCCTGCTTGTGAAGGTCTCGGAGAAGCGGAGCGTCGCGCCTTTCGAGCGTTTCAGCCTCGCGGATGAAGTTGGAAACCGTTTCCGTGATGCCGTCCTTCGGAGTGAAGGTAAGCAGCATCTTGGCGTTCCGTGTCGCGAGCCGGAGATAAAGCCGGTCGAGCAGTTCCATCCCTCCCAAATACTCATCGCACCACGCGCCGACGTTGACCCAAGTGGGACGCCTCGCGCCAAGCTCCATGCCTTCAAGGATGGACTGATCCTGCTGGAACTGCGTGTAATAGAGGAATTTACACCGCGAACCGTTCGGGAGAATGAATCCTTTCCCTGTAAATCCGTTCTGCGCGGAGTATGAGATATAATGAACGTCGCCCGTGTTTTTCTTTTTCAGCTCGGACGGAAGCTGTTGGTAAACGGCAGACTGCTGCACTTCGATGCTGACGCTCTCGTTCTGGCAGAAACAGTAGATAGTCGAGCCGGGGTTTTCAATCAAAGCCTTGACCACGGTTCGCGCTCCGAATGTGGTCTTGGCGCTCCGGTTCGCCCCTAACAGAAGAAGCGTCCGGTATTCCTGCCACATTTCCCAAGACCGCTTCCAGTTCGGCAATAGGAAGCCGTAACGGTAAGGGTCTTTCGTGCTGTTCTCGATGGCCTCATGATACAGCTGGTGGAGCTTCACCAAGTCTTCCGGCTCCATCACCGCCATTTCATCGGCGGTTGGCGGCTTGAGTAGTTCGTGTGGTTGCCAGTCGATCACGCGATAATTTCGGCTTCAATCGTGTTCTCCGCGAGTTTGGCGGCGGCTTTCTTCTTGGCCTCGGCGATGGCGGACATGGCATCGTCAAGAGTGACGCCGATGACATGCTCGACGCGGGCGGTTGCCATTCCCGCGAGAGCGGATGCCTTGTCGGTCATGATGCCTGCGGAAATGGCCAAATCCTTCAGTGAGGTTTCAGCAAGCGCGGCCGGGTCGTCCTCCAGTTGATCAACCTTCTTTTGCATCAGGTCGGCAATGCCATTGGCAAGCCCTATCATCTGACGGGAAAGGTTCTCCCTCCGAAGCTCCATCGTTCCGTGGTGCCGCTCCAGCCGCCATAGTTCGCGCCCGTCGATTCCAAGCTGGCGGGAAATCGCCACCTTTGAGGTTCCGGTGCAAGCGAGCAGATAAAGCGCCTGAGCGGCAAGCTCCGGGTTGCGCAGCTCGAGAGCCTGCTTGGCGTTAGGATTCTCGGCCAGCCGCTTCGCCGCCCGCTGTCTGACCATCTCGCGCCAATACTCCATTTCGGGCGCGCAGACGAACATGGCGATGGACCGCTACGCCGCCGCTCAGTCGCTCAACCCGCAGGAGAAGCGGATGGCGGACCAGACCGCCCGCGAGGCATTCGGGGCGCGTGGCCGCTTGAACGACAACGCCGGGGTTGCCGCCGAAATCCTTGGCCGCGAGGATGTGCTTGCCAACAAGCGAGCGGAAGCCGCGCAGTTTGGTCAACAGGCGTTCACGCAGGAACAACAATACTCACAACCCGCTCTCGGGATGCTTTCCGGCTCGCCCGCGTCGGTTCTCTTGGGTCAAGACTACCTCAACCGTGGATCGTCCGCCGTTGGGGCAAACACTCCGCAGTTGATCGACACCGGAGCGGGAATTTCCTTAGGTCAGCAGAACGCAAGCAACCTTGCGAACTGGCAAAGCAACGTCGCGAGCGCCAAGAACGCCCAGACCGCGCAGAACACGCAGACCGGAGCCGCCGCTGCCAGTGTCGCCCTAGCCGCCCTCGCCGCGTTCTCCGACAAGCGGCTGAAAAAAGACATCAAGAAGGTCGGGAAGACCAACTCAGGACTCCCGATTTACACCTACAAGATGAAGGGCAGCGAAAAAACGCAGATGGGAGTGATGGCTCAAGAGGTTGAGAAGAAAACCCCGTCCGCCGTTCATCACTTGGGCGGGCTGAAAATGGTCGATTACTCGAAAGTCAAATAAACCATGGCACTACTCGGACAAGGAGCGCAACCAGCGGCGATTGATTACTCATCGGTCGGTGAATCCGCGTGGCAACTCGCGAACGCCCGATCCCGCGCTTTCGGGCAGGTGACGGGCGAGGTGAAGGACATCTTCGACAAGCGTAAAAAGGACAAGGAAGCGGTGAAGACCGGGCAGGCGAAGCTGGACGCGGCCATCGAACTTTTCGGCGACCAAGGCGGCTACCTTTCCGGCGTGCGCGACAAGATCGCGGACGATGAGCTTCCCATTTCCGAGCGAGCCGCGCTTGCCGGGACCGCGAACGAGCTTCTGGCGCTGGGCATTGACAAGATGAACACCGAGCGGCAGTTCGCGCTTCAAGAGCGTCAGGTCATCAACGACGAGCGGCGAATCACGGAAGGCGCGCGGCAGTTCGACACCGGGATGCAGGTGGACCAGTATCAGGCGCAGACCAAGCAGGATTTCGAGAACCAGACCGCGCTTGATTCCGGCATCACGAAGATGCTTGGCGCTCAGGAACTCGCGACGCAATACGGCGACAAGATTCCCGCGCTTCCGGGGCTGCAAGAGCGATTCCAGCAGGCGGTTGAAGCCGGTGATGGATTCGGAGCGAAGTCGGTTGCGGAGGAATATGACGCAATTGTGAAGCCGCAGGTTGACGCGCTGGTGAAGGGTCAGGGGTTCAAGCTCTCGACCATCGGCACCACGCTCCCCGATGGACGCCCCGGAGAAATGAACGTGTTCGTCGACCCGAAAGGCGGCGTTTACGACATCCAAGGCGGCAAGATCAACCCCGACGCCTTCCTCCCGGAATCCGAAGCCGGAAGCGTTCTCCCGCCGAAAGACGGGGGCGCATGGGGCGCGGGCGATCAACGCCGCACGGTCCCGATGCCGCAAACCGCGATTGGCACCCGCCCGATGGTTTCCCCTGTTGAGCGCACGCCGACGCAGTTGCGACTCGACGAGTTGGCACTACAAAAGGCAGAGGCCGAGGCTAAAACTATTCAGACATCAACCGAGGGAAACGCGGCAAAGGCCGAAGCTGCGCTGAACTCGCTGAAGCTTATTCGCGAACATCCAGGCCGAGGCGCTGCCACTGGATTCACTTCCGTATTCCCAACCCGTCCCGGCAGCGACGCCTACGACTTCGAGCAAAAGCTTGAGCAGGCCAAGGCGCTTGCCGGAACCATCGGCATCGAGGCAATGCGCGGGCTCGGCGCAATGTCTGAGAAAGAGTTCCAAGCGGCCAAGGATTCGATTGCCGCGCTCGACAAGGGGCAGAAGCTCGAAACTGTCGAGAAGGAGCTTGATAAGCTGATCGGGCTTTTTGAGCAAAAGCTTGGGAAGCCCCGGTCAAAAAACCCCGCCGACGCTCTTAGTCCGCCATCGGGAAAGATGGATGACGAGGATGACGCGGCATCTCGACTCCGTGCATTCGGTCAATAAGCCATGCCACAAATCATCTTTCCGAACGCGGGTGACGCGATGCCGGTCCCGTTTACCGGCGACGTATTCGGCGCGACCGAAGACTTGGCCAAAGCCCGCGAGGGCATTGCGAAAAACAAGGAGCGGTCAAAAGTTGCGCAAGAGGCGCTTTTCCTTCACCTCGCCAAGCAGCAGGGACGGGCGAACGAACTGAACGCAGCGCCAGAGGTTGAAGTTCCGTTCACCACGGAGCAAGGGACCGGGGCGAGCGTGGCACTTGCTCAACCGCTTCCGCAGCGCAACCCGCATATCGGCGGATTGATGCCGCTCGACCAGCCCGGCGCGTTGACCGCTCGCGGATACCTCACCGAAGACGGTAAGGCGACGCCATCCGGCAAGCTGTTCCTTGAACTCCACAAGCAGGGGCTTTTCGACGATAAGGGATTGCTCACCGCGAAGGGGCGGGCGTTCACCATTGCACCCGAGGAAGCGCTCGACCCGAACAACCTTGAAGCCTACGCGATCCGCGACCGATCCGGGTTGAATGACGAGCCGGAAGGACCGGGGTTGATCGACACGGTTTGGAACCTTGGCGCTGGAATCATCCAAGGCGGCGGGCGACTGATCAAGCGGGCGGCACTCGGGAAATACGCGAACGAGATGATGAGCGTGACCGACGCGGAGGTTGCGATGAAGGACGCGGAAGACGTGATTTCCAACCAGGAGGCGCTAAAGCAGGTCATCGGCAGTTCCGCGCAACTCGGGAGCGGCATCGGGACCATGATCGCGAAGGGCGCGGCAAAGCTTGGTGACGAGGATTGGCAATACTACGCGGCCAAGCAGGGCCACGACAAATTCAACGCGGATTTCCAAGACCTTTCCACGGGCGAGCTTTACGGCACGCTTTTGGAGTCCAAGGCGCTCACCGATTCGCTTGAGGGAGCAAACGCGGCAGCAGCGGCGACGATGACCCCGGAGCGCAAAGCGCAGCTTGAGCAGCAGGGCGGAATCGCGGGCGGCGTGTTGCTCGACCCGTCGAACGCTTTGACGCTGGGAATCGGCAACGCGGCAGCCAAGGGCGGGATGATGCTCAAGCTGTCCGCGAAGGCCGAGAAAGCGACGATTGCCGGGCTTGAAGCACAGGATTTGGCGATGAAAGCGGCGCAAGCGCGGGCGGTTCTCGTCAAGACCCAGCAGGCAGCGGCGATTGCCACGAAGCAGGCCGACAACTTCGCGAATATCGGAAACCTTGAGCGGGCTGACACGGTGCGCATTTTTGCCGCGAAGATGGCAGCGAAAGCCGATGAAGCGTCAGCGGTCCTTGCTCCACTCGAAGCCAAGGCTGCCGAGAAAGCGACCTTTGCAGCGAAGATGGTAGAGCAAGCCGGGGGCGCACCCGCGATCATGGAATCCGTGGCGCTGCTCAAGGACGTTGGCCGCAAGGTCCGCGCTGCTCCCGCCCGTGCTGCCGCCCCGGTCCTTGAAGGAATCGGCAATACCCTCATGCGGGTTGATGACTGGATCAAAGCCGCCGCCGAAAAGGTCGGGATCAACGCGCAGACCTACAATGCAGGGCGTGCGATTGCCGCCGGGATGGGAGTCACCACGGGAGGACTCGGAACGATCCCCGCAATCCTCGCCGCTGGCCCGCTGGTCCGCAGCGTTGGCAACTTCTCCCGCGTGGTCGGCAACGAACTGCTCGCCGCACGCGGTTCCGTGCCGTTCTGGCAGCGCGTGGCGCAGAACTCGACACTTTCC